AGCGGAACGCCCTTCTCATCAACCAGAACGGTGACCTGCGTGCATTTGCAGTTAATCGCGTTGCCGTTGATGCTGTACCACTCCCTGACCTCATCCGAGGTATAGAGGTGTCCGTGCCTGAGAGCGTGTGTGCGTCGCGTTGTGGGGCTTAAAGCGGACATATGAAGCAACATGACGTTAAGGCCTAAATCATCTTTTGCCTGGTCATGCTCGTCCCATCGCGCACGCCGGAGTGCGGTAGTGATTTCCGTGCGTGCAATGCGGTTGGCTCTGCTGCGCTCGATATCTGTCTGAGCGGTTATATTTCTTGCAACTTCGCGAGGGTTAAGCCCGCGCCCAATACCGTCCGTCAATACGCGGGAAAGGTCAGCCTTTATCTGATTGCTAAGGCCTTTCATCTCTTCAAACTCTCGCGCCCTGACCAGTATCAGACGGGACTGATAGGCTTCACTTAGCAGAATGTTCTCAATGCTTTCCCTGTCGGCGGCGTATGCCGGGGATTGCTGCGACAGATTGCTAAACTCCTGCGCCGTTCCTCGCTGATAAGCCGTAGACACGTAGTCATGCCAGAACCACAGATTCAACTCACCACCCTGCAACAAAATTTCATCGACGAGCGATTCACCGTTTTGAAGCAGCATGGAAAGAAGTGTCTGGTCAAGGCGGAAGGTGTAGCGCTGGTTTACTGCTGGCTCTGAAGGTATGCGGTTAAGTAGCTCTATGTACCCCTTGCCGATTTTACGTAGCCGTTTGCTGAAATCGCGCATTGCGCCGCGCTCCAGCCTGTCTACACCAGTCGGGTCTTGCTTATTGGCTGGCAGTATCGCTGGTTTCGCTGGCTTGTTCGCTTTCTTCATCGTCATCCTCGGTCAGCGGTTCGCCAAGCGGCTCATAGCCTGCAGCAACACGAATTTCGTTAGCGGTAAATACCTGTTCGCCGGTTGCCAGAGTCTTCTGGTTGATGTCGCTCATCTTGCTGGCGCTATCCAGCTTGTCGACAGATGACTGTTCGTTAAGGTCATCCCAGACAATGCTGTACTTCGCTACCGGTTTGAGGATTTGCAGGTCTATCAGCTTGTCCACCATATCCTCGATATCGAATGACAGGTCACCACGGCGCGACTGACAGCGAGCGTTGAAGTAAATCTGGTCTTCCGTGCTGGCGCGCTCGCCTGACTGGTTGCCAACGAGAATGCGAGAGGGAATATCAACCGACGCCGCAAAGGTCTTCAGGTTTACATCGTAAGTAGGTGAAGGGTCGGCAACCGAAGTTACCAGAGGCGTAACAGACGCGCCTTGAGTGGTCAGAAGCACATCATTGCCGCTGTTAACTTCTACGGCAGCCTCATTGAACTTCTCCTGCAGCTCTGTGACGCTAACGCCATAAAGTGACGCGAGGTTGCTGAAGTTAATCTCTTTATCGAAATTGACGTTCAGTTGGCGCGCGGCGTTCTTCAGAAAAGATTCACCGCTGCCTCCCTCTACCTTTTCGAGGCTTACAGCTGCGTTGTAGCCAGGCTCCAGAAATCCGATCTCGTCATCGGACATATCACCGATAATCAGGATTCGGTCAGGGTGGATGTCACGTTGAACTCTACCCCCGTCAGGCTGCACTTCTGTGTACTGCCATTTCGTGACATTGCCGTTGTCATCACGACTGGCGACCTTCAGTGCACTAGCCCAAGCTGGCGTAATCTTCTGTAGCGAACGGCCTTTGACTACCGGCTCATCCCAGTGCTTGTTGTCTTTGATGTGCAGAAGGATGCCCGCCCAGCGACCGACCAGACGACGAGTGTCGGCTTTAGCAAACGAGCGCCAGAATCGATGGGTGAACACCTGTTCTTTGCTGGACTTCTCCCACGTCGATTCCTTGCGTGATTCATCATCCGGGTCACCCTCAATGACTTCAGGGTTCGTTTTCCAGCAGTTAGATACCAGCTTATTTACCGCACCGTTAGCGATGCCTCCACGGCGATAAAGCTTATAGAGGTCATGGAAGTCCAAATCTTCCTTGAAGCCATATTCGCACCACGCCGTGCTGCGTTTCGCATCCAGACCCATAGACGGGTTAGCCATCATCATGCGGGCGCGCGCAAGCCTGGCATCGTTCAACGCATGGTTGACGGCCAGTGTTAATTTGTCAGTCATGGTTTGTCCGTTTAGTGGGTTATCTGTGTAACAGCCGTTTTGGTATGCCCATGCCGATTGGCTGAGGGTTTTTGAGTTCAGTCAATGCATAAACCATCGCATCAAGTCTGTCGGGTGATTTCTTCGCTGTAGCAGGAACGTATTCCATCAACTGATTCTCCAGCTTATAGAGGTTCCCTCGATGCGCTACGCGACCCTGAGCATAAAGAGCAGATATTGGTTCGGCGCGAGAGAATTTTCCCTTACTGGCATGCACGCGGATGACTTTCCCTTTAAATCCCGCATTTGTCAGCGTGTCCTCAGCCATGTCACCACCTTGGTTAGTTTCGATGACAATGGCGTCAGCCTTATGCTCTTCATATGCCTCTATAGCTCGTGTTGCCCAGCCATTAGGTGAGAACTTACCGCTATAGTCAGCGTCAGTGCTGTATTGTTTTTCATCTCCGCTTCCATACAGGCTGGCAACCACAATTCCTGACTCATCGCTTTCTTCGCTGTTAGTTGCTTGCGGGTCTATAGCTACCACCGTACGAACCAAATCTTTTGTGATCCGCATTTCGTGTGCAGCGTTAATCATGGATTCATCCCACAGCGCACCCTCCGCATTAAACCGCTTCGGCTTCTGCATGTACTGAGCATCTGCCGTTCTACGGTGCGAGAACAACGCCACACGATGTGACTCATTGTGTTTAAACGGCCACAACCAGCCATCAGGCAGCCCGTGGTCAATCGGGATGGCGTGAGTGTTCTCCGGGTACTGTTCTGAGTAGCTCAGGCTGTTGTCGATGATTACCGGCAGGTTCAGGTGGTACCACATTTCACCACTCCCGCCCCGCAGCAGATAACCGCTCAGGTCGTGGTAGTGGATGCGCTGCATGATGACTATCATCGGCGTGGTTTCGATAGCCAGACGCGATTTAATCGTCTCGTTGAAGCGGCTGTTTACGCCGTCACGAACCGTTTCGGAATAGGCATCATCTGGCTTAACGGGGTCATCGATAATAAGGGCGCCCTGCCAGCCTGGCTCCATATGCCCGGCACGGAAGCCCGTTACCTGTCCTGCTGACGATGAGGCGTACACACCGCCACCATACTCAGTCCACCACATCGCCTTACTGTCGGCATCGTCACGCAGCTCCATCGGCCACATCGCCTGGTAGGCTTGCGACTTAATCATGCTGCGGGCAGTGGATGAGTTCAGAAGCGCGAGGTTGTGCGAGTAGGAAAGATGCATGAACCGGGCTCGCTTATTCAGCGCCAGACCACGCCCCATCATGTTGATGGTTGCCAGTTCTGTTTTCGTGTAGCCGGGCGGAACGTTGATGATCAGCCGGTTAATCTCGCCGTCTATCACTCTGTCCAGCGTTTGCTGAATAACCTTGTGATGAGGTGCCACTATCATCTTTCCGCCAGTCCGCTGCTTGAAGAAGTAGCGGGCAAAGTAAAGCCCGTCCTCTTCGCACTCTATCCGGCGCGCATAGTTCTTTTGCTCAGCAGTCGTCATCCTCCAACATCTCCCGCCGGGCAGCTTTGTATTCATCTTTCGTTAGCGCGGCCACTTCAATCGGGCCGCCGTTCTTACCGGTATGCTCGTGAGCGGCCTGCTCTTTGAAAGCCATCACGCTAATGTGTTTGCCGAGAAGCTCAAGGTTCTTAACCTTGTCAGGCCACTTGATTTTCTTCAGTAAGGCAGCACTATCGGCGGCAGCCATCTCTATGACGTCAATTCCAGAAAGTGTTGTGCGCCATACCTTCGGCCAGTCCTTAATCGGCTTGATTTCTCCGTTAGCCAGTAGGATGTCAGCAACGTCCATCTGGTCGATGTCAAACAAGCGTTTCAGCACATAATCAGCATCAACCTCGACTCGATCATTGCGCTCTGCTTTCAGTTCGGAGATTCTGGACTGGATGTTAAGTTTCGCTAAGTTTTGCGAGCCTTGTTCATTGGCGGTCTTTTCGCTGTACCCCGCCCGAATAGCCGCTTGCGTAGCGTTCAAATCGATGAGGTACTCGCGACAGAACATTTCTTGTTTGTCGGTGAGTGCCATGCTTATACCTAAGGAGAGTTATGTATTACACGTTTGGAGATTTAACCATCCACTTCTCAGTGTTTCAGGGAAGCTTTTTTGTTGCTCACTGGAACGGAGGAAATGTAGTTACCGATAAGCGGGATCAATTCATTCAATTGATTCACCAACAAACCAATATCGATAAGATTGAACTCAATCGAGCCGTAAATGATTTCTTTGGTCAGGGACGTGTTGAAGCAATAGACTAATTATCATCAGGCGCACTCGTAAATGCGCCTTGTGATGAAAGCCGTTGTGAAAGAGGCTCTCACCTCTTATTAGGCCGCCTGGTCATTGAGGTCGTGACCTGCCAGTAATGAGGCGATCCACTGGATACCACGCGGAGTGAACTTGGCCTGAGTGAAGGCATGGCCGTTATTCTGGTTCTCTCCGGTTTTCATGGTGAAGCGGCCAGCATCGAGATGTTGAGCATAGGGTGTCAGTTTACCGGCCAGGCGATACATGATGCCCTGCTCTATCAGGAACAGTCGGAAGTCCGTTTCTTTCACCTTCAGCAGTTTCGCTGCTTCACGGAATCCCATAGCTCCGGTTGCCTCGACGTAGTGATCAACGAATTCGACTTTAGGCGCGGCAATAGCGAGCTTGCTTTCCAGTTGGGCATTCTGCTCTGCGAGGTCTGCTGCGAGACGAAGTGCTTCGGGAAGCGTCTGAGGAATCTGCGGGCCGTGCATCACTTTCAGCTTTGCCAGAACTGAGCGCCTTACAGCCTTTGACTCTCTCATGCCTACCAGCATCATCTGGTCAAAGTCGAGCTCGTAATAAGCCGTTTGAGTATGGTTATTGTTTAACCGGAATTTTTTTCCGGTTCCG